GTTACATTCATCGAACCAGTAACGGTTGTATTTGAATTTATCTTAACTAATGAACCATCATCTGTTATGTTTGTATCAACAACTGTATGGTTTCCTGTTCCTTTTATTAAAGTGTTTAAAGTTGGATAAACTTCTGAGGCTTTACTACCAGAAGGACCTGTTAAGAATCCTGCAGATTTTCCATTTGTTTCTACCTGTATCCAGTTATCATCTACACTATCCCATTCAAACGAACCGGTCTTAGCAGAGCCACTGTCATATACCTTTATACCCGCAAATCTTGCCGTTGGAGCATCTGAATTAAGAATTATATATTGATCTCCTATAATTGTTGCTGAACCAGTTATTGTAGTTAAGTTACCAATACTTGCTGAAGTAAATGTTGCCGAACTTGCTGTTATTTGGTTTACAGTTATATTTGCAGTTGATGCTATATCATCTGATATATCTGACCTTACAGCATGTGATGCTGAAGTTGCATAAGAAGCAGATGTTGCATTGTCTGCCTGTACTGCGTGTGAGGCTGATGTAGCCGTGTTTGCATTAGTTGCAAAAGATGCAGAAGTTGCTGAAGTCGCTGATCCTGCCAGCTCACTTCTTGAAGATGATACTGCATAAGAAGCAGATGTTGCATTATCTACTCTTAAAGATGAACTAGCTACTGCTGTAGGTACTTGGTTACTGTTTCCTAACCATACATAATTTGCTGTTATATTAGGTAAGTCATTTGATCTACCTGCACCCATTACAATAATCTCTCCATCTGATGCATTTACCTTACCACATACACCAATGTTCTGTATCAGTGCTGAACCTGTAGGTTTAGTTGCAGTTAACGCACCATTAACACCAACATATACATTAGCTCCTGCTACAAGAGTTGAAGTATCGAAGTTTTTTAATCTACCACTTACTATACACTCTCCTGTTGCATTATTAGTTATGCTGGTTTGTGCTATACCTATTGCAGGCATCTCTGTTGCACTAGCATTTGTTGCAAGAATAACATTTATATTTTCTCCTGTTACACCAGTTGCATGTAATGCTTGTCCTTTATTTATAGTCCCTCCTGATGTATTTTTTACATTTATGAATATTTCTTCTGTATTCTTTGAAACATCTGCAAATTCAGCATGACTTGCTGATATAGCATATGAAGCACTTTCTATCGTTCCGTCTACATGTGATGCCGTTATAGCGTAAGAAGCAGACATTGCATTATCTGCATACGATGCTGTTGCTGAAGGGTTAAAGTTTAATGCAAAAGAAGATGTTACTGAAAATTCTGCATGTGAAGAACTATTTGCTGTACCTGCAAAAGAGGCTGATGTTACTGTTCCATCTACGTTTCCACCTGCTACATAAGAGGCAGTAGTAGAACTTTGAGCATTGGTAGCATTAGAAGCAGAATAAGCTTCATCGGCAAACTCTGCATGTGATGCACTCTCTACATGTGAACCAGTAAAATCTAAATCTGTTATTACACTTCCAGTACCGTTTAGTAGCACACTACCACTAATCTGAACCAGTTGCTGGAAAGTTTGATCTATAAATTCGTTAGTTAAATTAAATCCCATTTTATTTTAAATTTTTAATTCGGTGGATACTGTCTGTAACGTCTATCAAATATCCTCATACCTCTTTTTTCAGCTTCTTCAGCGTATCCGTTTCTTCTAAATACAAACGGTGAACCGTATTGGTCTGTATAATCAGGTGAGTTTTGATATAATTTTGTATTTGATGTTAATTCTGGATATAATGCTTCTTCTTCGATTAAGTAATCTTTAAGACCTTCTGCATAATATTCCATTTTATTTTTTACACTCTGTCTTTTGACATTGTACATAGTTCTATCTACACTATCACTATTTTCTCCACCGTTAGGTGTTAGTAGACCATTATTTCTACTTCTTAAATAAATACTATCTAAAATGTAGTAGTAAGATGCATATATAAGAAAATCTTGAACATAATCATCAACAAGAGTTTTATAATTACCAGTTAACGAATCACTATCAACATCACTTAATAATTTATCGTATAATAAAGTACCCAATAGTCTTTGAAGCTCTATATCTTGAGCCTCTCTTATACCATTTTTAATTAGAGCAGTATCTACATTATTGTCAATGTCAGTATACTCTCTTAATTTAGCTTCAGATATTAGAAACGTCGTCGTCATTGTTTTCTAGTTGTTCGTTAATTAATTGATCGTCTTGTTCTGTCGTCTCTACTGATGTTACTATATCTTCTACTTCTTCACCATCATCATAAAGTTTCTTTCTCTTTACTCCAATAGTAAGTTCTGGATAGTTAACATCTATAAGTATTTCAAGTTGTCTTAAAATATCTTGTTGTAGAGGTTCAATTACAGTGTTAAACCATAATAAGAATGAATCTACTACTTCATCTCTACCTCCCAATTGACCTTCTGTCTTAATACCAAGCATCATAGGTGATGTGATTCTGTGAGCAGTTAAGATCTTTTGAGCGGTAACGTCCGCTAGTGTAGTATAATACCCATCCGCTCCATTTTGTGGGATAGGTTCTATTTTTGGAGCATTTTCTGGTTGATCTACATCCATATAGATTAAAGAACCTGCATTGGCTGTACCACCATAATTAGCTCTTAAGTTATTTTCTATATCTCTGATATCATCATCCGAACCATTAGTAAACGTTGTTATAGCCACCGATGGTGCTAAACCATTCTCTATGTTATTTTTGTGGAAATCATCTACTGCAGCGTCTAATTCTATAACACGTAATGCTCCGTTATAAGAAGGAAGAGGGTAAAACTCTTGCCCTGGCCTATAAGTTCTAGGCACAAATATTTGATTTGGTTCTTCTTGTTTTGTAAGAGGATCATAAACAGGTAAGTAATCTATATCTTTACCTTTAGTACTACCATATCTATCCCATTTTGAACTAATATAATAACCAGGAATCTTTCCTTTGTTATCTCTTTCTCTAGCTCTTAAAAATGAGAAATCTATATGATAAACTTCTGCTATTCTTGATCTATCCATAGACCAAATTACCTCTAGTCCAAAAGAACCGTGTAAATAATAATCTAATGAAACTTTGGAAAAGATATCATTCCACGTGTCTCCCTTTGAATTCGCCATCTCTAACGCAGGTTCAAAGTTAGCAGTTAATCCACCACCAACTATTGCTTCAACTGTTGCATTAACAGCAGATGCATGTATTGATGAATCGTTATATAATGCTATAAGGTGTTGTGGGAATAAATTGTCTTTACCACTTTTAACGTATTTTCCTTCTTTATCCTCACTGTAGTTAAGTCTACTGTGTGAGAATCTTTCAATTTTGGAAAAATGTACTTTATTTTTTCTATCCATTGTATGTTGAATATTGTCCATTTTCGTCTGGACTTACGTATTGTGTAAAAGCTGGCACATCTGAACCGGAAATCCAAGCTCTATCTGTATCTAGAGTTGTAAAACCAGCAACAGGAGTTGTATCACTCCATTCAAAATCAGCATTTGTCCATAAGACATTAGTTGCTGACCAGACTCTTCTTTGTGCTAATCCTTCCTTTATAGTAATAGTATAATTACCTGTATATTGAGGAAGTGTGCTTTTGCTTAATCTAAGTTGTAATCTTGGGTCTACCCTGTTAGGGGTGTTTAGTAAAGTTAAGTCTAAACTACCAGAACTTTGATCGTAATCTTGAACATACTCTAATTGATAAGAAGCAGATGGATTACCAACTAAAGAAGCGGTAATTTCTGGCCAAACATTTATAGTCTGTTGTCCTGAAGTAGCGTATTCTAAACTTTGCATCTATTTTAAGTTATAATAAGAGAGTTTGGGACCGGTAAATATTATACCAATCCCTTATCTCTTTAAGTAGCCTTAACCAGTTGTTATTCCGGATAAGAAATCAACCGTCCCATCTGATGATTGTATCTCATCTGCCGGCTCTGGTTCTTGTCCAGAAAATGTTAAAGCATATTGGTTAGCGTCTCCAAAAGCAGTACCTGTTGTTGC